TTCAAATAATGATAAGTTCATACCATACTTGTCATTTAATTTTTCTCTTACCCAATGACTACAACATATGGCAGCCAATAGTTTACCACCAAGGTAGTTATAACCAAATGGTTGTGATGGTACAATTACAAAACCCATAATGGCAGTCTTATTAAATGTAACTAACTCTGGTACATTACCTAACATTGTATTACGAGGTTTCATATTAATTACTGGTGAACCACATCTAATAAAACCAACCCACTTATTAGACTTTTTTTCTTTTACACCTATCTTTAAATTTTTACCAGGCACACTTGACATATTAGTGTGTGATGATATTAAATTTAAAAAAGAATCAAACGTTGTATTATCTGGCTCTGTAATCTCAAACTCCATATCTTCAGGTGACATATCAAAGTTATCAAAGATTTCTGTTTCAGGACCCATGCCTGGTAAACTAGCCGATATAGTATCGTTTAGTTGATTCATTTTTTGATCTCTCATATATTGGTCAATACGATTAAACTGTCCAAAGTAATCATTAAATATACTTGAACAATATAGTGCCTGATCTGTAGTTAGAGATTGTTTCATTTTGGTGGTTTAATTCCTAAAGATCGAAAGTGTTTTATACTATCAGAAAAGTTTACACTTACAGATATTCTTTCTTGTTTACTTTTAAAAGGATATACTAAATGTACTAGGCCGGCAGGAAACAAATATATATCTTTTTCTATTGGTCTTCTTACCCAACCAGTAGTACAATAACCAATTTCTTCACCATATCTAAACTCTATTCTTCCTGCTGACGGTGTATTACTTTGTTTAGTATGATCGGCAGTTGTATTTTCTTCTTCAATTTCTTTTGGTACTTTTAAATACATAACACAAGATACATCACCCGTATGATTATGAGAAGGATTCCACTCACCTGCTTTCATAAAGTTTACCCATAGTGGTTCTTGTACAATTATATCTTTTGGTAGTCTTACAGTATTCCCAACGTGAGAGGCTAAATCATTTTTTAATCTTGCTTGAGCTCGTGTATATTCTGAGGCCAACCATGTTAATTCTTCATTAACAAGTTTTCTTTGTTCTAGTGTAAATATATTTGCATAACTATATTCCTCTGTTAAATTTCCTGCTAGTTTTTTTCTATAATCATTTGCTACTTTTAGTTTTTTATCTTTTCTAATTTTATATGCTGATTTTAAAAGTAAATCATGTAGTTCATCTGAAATTGTTGTATGAACAATATAAGGACCAAAAGGTCTTTCTATTTTAAATTGTCTGGCTACTGTACTCATTTTTCGTTATTCCACATCCATAATAATATTACAGGTATCATCATAATACCCATGTAAATTAAAAGTGCCGTTGTTAAGCTCATACTTCATTTCCCCAACTATGCCAATTGTTTCTTTTTCTACGAGCAAAGAGTTCTACATAAGGGCCATCTAACATATTCTCTATATGATTGTACACAATATCTGGCTTTCTACTATGTTCTTGCCTTTGTTCTACCACTAATTGTGGTATACTCTTGCTGTTTCTTTTTGGTTTACCTCTTGTTGCTAATAAACACATTTCAGGATTGGCCCTTGTCCAATATCCTAGGCCTGTAAAAAAGCCCATACTTTTTTTATTTGTCTTTGCCCATGTAAAGCCTACGGTTTTGTACTTAAAACCCCAGGCATTTATTACTTCAAAGGCTTTGTCTAACAATGGGTCAACTACCCACATTAAAAGGACTGAATTGTCCTTAGCAAGGTCACCAACAGGTAACCGAATAATGTCAGATAAAGACATACAAGGATAGTGTTTTTCAGGACTTCTATCCTTTCCTTTGTTACTATACGTTTTAAAATACCAAGGCGGGTCAGCATATATTACTCCATATTTGTTATCAGTGTTAAAGTTCATAAGTTATAAAAAAATATTTAATTAATAAAACAATTAGTAAAAATCTAGGTATAGACCAATCTGTTTTCATGGCCAATATACCACCAGTGGCAAATCCCCAATGTGTACAAATCGCTGCTATAAAAAAACTTGTCATACTTTCTTAATAAAAATCATCTTTTTGTTTTCACCTGTAGGTTTTACATACAGGTCTTTTAATTCTTCTTTGTTGTGCCACTTCATAGATACTGATTCGTGTTTAGGTAAACCAGCAGTTTCACCACAATGAATCCAGTTGTCTGCTTTATAAACAGCACCATTGTTACCACCAGCAACAAATGTAATTAAGTATTTAAGTTCATCATTATATTTTTGTTTCCAATGTAGTGGTGCTTGTCTTCTTAATTCTTTTAGTATTTGTGTACCTGCGTTCTTAATCTTTTCTCTCATACAGAAACGCCAGTTATTAGCAAATGAATTAAAGTTATCTTTGTATATATCTTTTTTCATCTTAACATAATTAAGAATATCTTTTGGTGGTGGATATACAGACGAACCTATACCAATCATACCTACAGGATTACCCTCATTAAAAATAACCCAATCTATTCTTCTACCCACAGATGAGGTAGATGGTACATAACTGTGAAAATTTTGTATTGTTTCTTTAACAAATTGTTTACCTTCTTTATCATTTACAACTCTTAATTCTATCATCCGAAAAATGCCTCTAGGTTTGCCTTTTCTTCATGTTCCCAACCAATAGATTGTAGTATAAATCTCATAGGGTCTAAAAATGTTTTAGAAAATTGTGTTTCATAATCTATATACTGTTCTAGTTTAAATTCTTTAGGTAAAGTTGTAATGTAACTTATAACATCAAACTTAAATGGATTAGCTTCTACTAATTTAAGAAACTTAATCTTATCACCCTCTTGTATGTATGGGTACTTTTGACCAAGGCCAAATTGTTTGAGTTGATGATTGTATATCAAAGCACCTTTAACATGAATTGGCGTACCTTTAATAAACACGTTACTAGCATGTCTATACTTTCTTAAATTGTTACAACTTCTAGGAAAAGATATTTGTTCAGCCGTCATAGTAAAAAATTCTTTCTTAAAGTCAGCAATAAACTTATGTAAATCTGATTGTTCTTTACCCATAATTATTTTGATTGCCTCTTTAATTTTACCTCTACAAACTTGTGGTGTAGATGACTTAACTGCCTCTATACCCATAATCTTTAGTTTAGGTTCAGATAGTCTAACGCCTTCCTCGTCAAGTACGTTTAACATATATCTTTTTTTAGCAACCCATATACCTTTGTTGGCGACAACTTCTCGTTTCATAACCATACAATTCTTAAAAGCATTTGTATAATCAGCCAACTCATTAAAACACTTTTCAATAAAAGGTTCTAATCTACTATCAACAACTCTATCCAAAAAATTACATATCTGTTCATTGTTTTTACCCTCACAAGTCTTTTGTACTAACTTGTCAAGTGTAACATAGATTGAGTCTGTATCTGAAGCCACGATATAATCTAGTTTATCATGTGTCTTTAGTATTTCATTTAAATAAGTGTTAACTTTTTCTTCAATAAATCTAATAATGAATTGACCTGCTGTTGTAATGGCACTTGCTTGTCTTACATCATAGTATCTAAAGTATTGGTTACCAACAGCACCATAAGCCGAGTTAAGAGCAATCTTTCTTGCCCATTGAATATTATGACAACGAGAAATTTCTCTTACAAGTTTAGGGTCTTTTGTTTTTTCATATTCTTTTTTAGCCTTCAACATTCTTTTCTTGTAGATAACTCGTTCATTGTACATTGTTTCCATCATTTCAGGTAAGAAACCTTGACTATCATTCTTAAACATGGCACCGTTAGGTGTTAAACAAGCACCTTCAGTTTTTAAATGAGAGAGTGGTGTTGATTGAGTTAACATCTTGTTGACTGAAACGCCGGATGATTTAACTCCTAATATCTTTTCGGGAGAAATATTATATTGAATAATAATGTGAGGATATAGGGAGTTAATGTCAAACGACACCACCCATTTGTGCTGACCAACTTTAGGCTCTTTTACATAAGCGCCCTCGTACTTTGTTTCTTTTATATGATCTTCTCTAGGAGGCACACAAATATTTTTTTTCATTAAATGATTTGCTATCAAAGTATCCCATACTCTAACTTGTGAAAATATATCACCATAGTTTACTTTACTTTCATAGGCAACAGTTAATGATAAATCAATTAGACCTAGTTTATCTTCTAGGCCGTCAACAATTTCTACGTCTTGTATATTGTAATCAACAAATGATTGAAAGTCTTTTGTATACCAATCTTTAAATGTAGGATATGGCATATCATCTTTACCACGACCAAGTTCTAACTGACCAATAAAGTCAAGTTTATAACTCTCTTGTCTTTGTGGTACAAACCATTTGTATAAGTCAAGGTAATCTAAATTGGTAATACCGTATAATGTGTAAACTGTTTGTTGTCTTCCTCTTACTGTAAGTTCTTCTCTGTGAATTAAGTTCCAAGGCGACATCTTGTTTGCTACTTTATCACCAGCAATCATTTTAATTCTATTCATTAAATATGGTAAGTCAAAAAATTTTGTATTCCAACCTGTCATAACATCTGGATAGTTTTTAATCCAAAACTTCATAAACTCAAACAACAATTGGTTTTCGTTCTTACATTTAATATATGTTATGTCTGATCTATCGGTCTTAAAGTCGCCTACACCCCATGTAATAATCTGTTTGTTTGAGTGATTTTTAACTGTAATACAAAGTAGTTCTTCAATAGGATTTTCTACATCAGGAAAACCATTTTCACAAGTAGTTTCTATATCAAGTGTAAAGATTTTAATTTGATCTTTGTCCCATTTAATATTTTCAGGATGTTCTTTACCAATATATTGATAATGGTATCTTTCTAAACCATAAACAGGAGAGTTTTGTGTTGCCACTTCTCTACGAAATTTACGAGCAGCGTCTATGTTTCTAAATGTAATAGGTTTAAGAAACTGACCTTGTAAGTTTTTGTAATCAGTTTGTTGTTGAGTTAAAGCGTATAGAGTTGGAGCAAAGTCAATCTTATCTTTGTAATCTTTACCGTCATGTATTCCACGAACAAGTAATTTACCTTTGTATTCAATAACTGACTTATAAAAATTCATAATTTAAAACCGACAATGTGAATAGTGTATTAGGGTATTCTAACAATTAAACCATCTAACTTTTCAGTTAAATCAATTTGACAAGCCAACCTACTATTCTTTGTTGCCTTGTGTTCGTAATCTAAAAGTTCTTGTTCAGCACTAGACTCTTTCATCTTACCAACTTTGTTAATCCATTTATCATCAACAATAACGTGGCAAGTACAACAAGCACAACTACCACCACAATCGGCGTCTATTCCTGGAATGTAATTATCTTTAGAATAATACTTTGAAGCCTCCATCAATGAGTGATGTATAGGTACTTCAACTGTTTCCGATTTACTATCATTATCATAACAGAAAGTAACTTTAATGTTTTTCATTAACTATCTATTTTTGGTATTGATGTTTCTGTAATTAATCCTGGATTTTGTAAAATACTTGAAGTGTTTTGTAGGTATGTATCTAGTATTTCTTTTTTAGGTTCTACGCTTGAAACGATAAACTTATTATCAATAGTCACTGTATCTGACTTAGCGTAAGGGGCATAAAGTACCATCATCAACTGAACAGGTTTACCTGGCCCTTGTTGTTGTGGTATAATAACAAATGATTTTGTTAGACTTGTACCTTGGTCGTTCTCACCTACAGTAGCGATTATATCTTCGCCTGTAGATAGTCTTAATATTTTCACATCTTTACTCATAATATCTCCTTTTTTATTATGTAATTAATATAACACAAACTGTGCTATTTGTCAATGTTATCCTTTTCAAAACCAACTTTGTCTTGTTTACCGTCTTTTTCTACTGGTCTTAATCTTTTACTTAGTACAAATGTTCTATTAGGGTTGACACTTATATTCATCAATCTCATTAAATCTCTGTTTACTAGTAAGTCTGAACCTGACCTAGGTCTTTGATCTAAACCAACTTCTACATCTTTATATGTAAAACCATTAAAGGTCATATCTAATAAAATTGTTGGTCTTGTTTCAGATGGTTCTTCACCGTCAGCATTTGCTCTAAACACCTCACTTGTACCGTGTCTAGGTTTACTATAAGTTTTACCGTCATATTTCCACTTGACAATTTTACCAGAATCTAAAATTTTATCGGCGTGTAAGGCACAAGCTTTTGAACCGTTACCTGTGTCAAACTTAACTCTTACTTTACCAATCTCATCTAAATCCATTGTTTCTAACCAACCAGTTTCAACTAATGATTGTCTATCCCAATGAGCTCTGTTTTGTACCCAATCTACTACATTGGACATCATTTTTTCGCCATCAATTCTACCTGCTGGTTCTGAATCTGAATAGTAATCTTTGTGTTGGTAACCCTCATAATCAGCACCTGATCCTGGACTACCATTAATTTCTAGTAAGTATGGTTTATTATTGTGTATTATGTGATCTACACCTACCATGTATGCTCTGGATAATCTAGCCGCTTTTAATACTAATTCTTTTTCTTCGTCATTTAAAATATATGGTTCTGCCTCAGCACCTCTGTGTGTATTTGACCTAAAGTCATAACTACTATGTACTCTTTTTGTACTAGCAAAAATCTTGTTATCTACTATGAAAGTTCTTACATCAAATTTAGATGGCATATATTCTTGTATTAGAAGTTCAGCCTCTAGTTTCCACATAGCTTGTACAGTTGCCACTAAAGCCTCGTATGTGTCAATCTTTATAACACCAACACCTTGTGTACCTGTAAGTGTCTTTAATATAATCGGAAATTTACCACCAATCATATCTAAACCAGATTTAATATTATTTTCGTTAGATATAAATGCCGTTCTTGGTGTGGGTAATCCAAACTTTTCAAATAACAAAGCAGTTGTAAGTTTGTTGTCACAAGTAAGCATAGACGCTCTTGTATTTAACATAAATGCTTGTGAGTTTTGAAATGATGATATTAAAGAAAGGCCTGCCTCATCTTCTAAGGCACCACCTCTTGTAATACAAACGGTATCTCTACCTATAAATGTATGTTCACCACCTTTACCATCAAAGTTTGATACTGTTAATGTACCTTTGTCTTCATCTTTTGATGTGATGATAGATGATTTAGTATTTACTATGATACACTTAATACCTTTCTTCTTACATGCTTTTGTAATTAGATCAGCAGTGGTGTTTTCTTTAGGGTCTTTTGAATCTGCTACAGTAACTATAGCTATCGTAATAGGTTTATCTTTACGACCTACATCTGTTTCAGTAATAAACTCTTTAAATTTTGGTACTAACATTACTCACTTTTAGAAGGCCCACAAGTAATAGTAATCTCTTGTTCTTGGTTAGAGTCGTTTATTGCTTGTGCCTCTGTATTTTCCTTTATAAGTTTTTCAGTATCTATCTTTTTACCAATGTTATATTTTGCTGATAAATTCCACTCTTTCTTTTCTTTAAAAGGTAATACTTTAATTTGAGATAATGGTGCTTTATTTTCAGCTGCCTGTGTGTTAACTATATCAATTAAATTCCAGTCTTGTAGAAGAATAGCTATTGTATTTCTTCTTTGAATATCGTTCTCAACCAAGGTAGACTTCTTGCCGTCTAAAGCAAAAAGTTCTTTGAAGTGTGTAATAAAATATTTACCTTGTTTGTGTAAAATGTGACATGATTGGTATAGCGTCTTATCTTTACGACTTGCTACACCTATTCTTGTAAGGGTTTCCCTCACCTTTAAAAAATCGTCAGGCTGTTTAATTGTTACTTCTAACATACTCTCTGGCGACCATTGTATATTTTCTTGTTCAATCATCTTGTTCTCCCACCTTTAGATAAGGTATTCTTAATTAATTCAACTTGTTCTTTTGTAAGTATGTTAAGAGCCTCTTTTGCTTTTTCATTACTGTAACCA